GCCAGAAAAGACAGGGGGGGTAGGCGTGCGCCCTAAAAAAACGCCGTATTCACGGCTACCCTTGCGTGAGTTACACGACTTACAAATAGGTTCAAGATTAGATAAATCTGATGAACCACCACGCTTCGCACTAATCACATGATCCACTGCATCAGCCCACTCACCACAAATGTAACAATCATGACCCTTAGTTCTAAACACTAACTCACGTTGCTTCTTCCATTGACGTGAGCCTAACTCACGTTTCCGTTTTATATTACTCATTTGTTATCCGTTGAATAGAAGCCTTTAGTTTTTAATACTGCAGCAGTTGGATAGTAGACCCTCTGCATATCACCATTACATACACTGCATTTAGGCTTAGGTAATTGCTCTCTTATGCTTACTGTTATCTCTTGTGTAATACCACAGCATCTGAATTCATAAGTAGCCATTACCACCAATAGTTCCTTTTCCAGAACTCCCATGCGTTGCATGGTGTTCCATAGCGTGTTTCTGCATATCGTATAGCCCATTCTACCTGTTCTAATGGACTTAATTCTCTTACTTTGTAGTTCATAAACTGCCAAGCACCTGATGCACCACTAGATCTGTTTATCGCGTTATATCTAACGTTTGATTCTTTTAACGCTATCTTAAATAGACATGAAGCTTCTACTTGGCTTGTTAAGAATGAAGCGTAGCGAAATGGAGTTAATTCTGTTTGGCTGGTTGTCGCCTGACCTGCTGGGCTTGCACTGCATAGAGCTATCCCAATAGCTATCAGCACCCCGCGAGCTAGCCGCTTAAGCGGCTCGCGGTGAGCCTTTTGAGAGGCTCTGCCTAATAGCGTACCATGCCTGTCAAGTGTTTTGTAATTACTGCGTGTCGTGAGCATGAAATCTCCTAAATGTTGCGTAATTCAAAGTTATCCACAGGGTAGAAGTTATTTACCAAACAACAATTTCTTTAGAATTGAAGTTTTATGAACATGGATTTTATGGTCATACATCATGCGATCAGCTTCAAAAGCGTTCCCTGCTTTTTCTCCACTAACCACCACTTCAATACCACATTCTTTGCATTGAAATTTAATTCCTGTAACTTTAACCATTCTTAGCAATCACCTCGCACACCTCGCATGTTCTGCCCTCTTGTGTCCAAGTTCCGCAGCCCTTACATCTGATTATTGCCTCACTAGGCACCTTATCTTCAAGTAATGGCATCATGTCACCTAATCGTGCTATAAACACATAATCTTCTGGGTTTTCACCTTGACCATTACAACGCATTACAACAAACTTTAATTTACCCTCATCGCGTTTCTTTTGTTGGTCTATCCATGCTTTTGGCTGAAATGCAGCTCTAGCCTTGACCTCAATATCAAACGGAGTACCAAGCACATCGCTGCCAGATGCACCACTATTTACAGGCCGTGCGCTTCCCCATCGCTTAGCCATGTAGTCAGCAACGACATGCTCGGTTCTCCTGCCTCGTAGCCTACGATTATTTTGAGCCATTGTCTAGTCCCCAAATTGTTCATAGAAGTCATTGATCCAAGCAGTCTTTTCTTCGCAGACTGCGCAGTAACGCTCGTTCGGTAGCGCCTCACGTACCTCACATTCCCAACATGGCCTAGTCATGCTTAACTCCCCAAACCATAATAGCGAAACACCCAATCACAGAATTAACCACTATGAACGTTGCCGCGTCATTAATATATAAATTTATTATTTCTTTCATGACTTATTCACCCCATGACAAGCCTTACATTCCCAAATAGCGTCAGCATCGGTCTGTCCGCCCACATTGGTAAGCTCATGGTCTGGTCTAGGTTGATTACATACATCACAAACTTCCAAAATTACATATTCGTTGTCGTAATCTTCACCGATAAGAATCTCGGTTCCATCTGGTTTTGTAATTCTTACATACCCCATTAGTTTAATTCTCCTTGTGGTGTTCGTGGCTTTTGTTTTACCCAACGGCCTGACTTGTCTATTTCCATCCAAATGATTTCTTCGCATACTTCTGGCCAATTACCGCCGCACTTGTAATGCTTCCATGCCTTGCCGTTTTTATTGCCTGTTCTAGGCATCATTGGCTTATTATGCTGCTTACACATTGGCACTTCTTCCGGCACGACATTATCGTTAATCGCTGCAACCGCATCGGCTACCGGCAAAGGCATTTCCTTTTGCTCAATAGTCCACGGATCTGATGGCTTCTCTACTGGCACTTTCTCACGGGTAAAGTTTTCTACTCGTTGCTCATATTTATTGGCAACCTTGCTCATTTCTGATCTAGAAGCCCTTTTGCCCTTTGTTGCAAAACCTGCGTTTGCAAGAGCGCGTCCAATAGCACTCGTTTCTGCGTTCTCAAGTGCCGAAGTAGCATTAACTCCTCGGTCGCTAATGACCTCAAATGCAAGTCCACTAGTCCAATATCGTTGGTCAGCCTCAGTTCGATAAATTCTAGCGAGGACAATAAATCGGTTAGCAGAAGCTTCGAGAAGTTCTGATTCAATTCTTCCATCTGGATACTCTTTCCAAAACTTTTCTAATCGTTCTTCGACTGTTTCATAATCTTCTAAGTTAAAAGCCATTATTCAACCTCTTTTCAGTCAATTCAATTATTTTATTAATCATGCGGTTAAACGTCTCTACGCGTAATTCATAACTATTATTACTATCGCAAACAATACATCTAGGCATAATAGATTTAATTTCGTCAGTAAAATCCGTGCTATCAAATGTAAATGTTTTTGTTCCCGTATTTATAATTATTTGTTCTCGTCGCATTATTCAACCTCTTTCATCTTTACTAATGCAGCTGCTTCTGCAAGGTAGCAGATGGCATCCAAATAATTGTCCAAATGGTCAGGTGAGTTGTAGATTCGACACAGTTTGACTGCGACCATGTCCAAACAAAAGGATTCTGGAGTTCTGCGCTCCTCATGGATAATGGACTGGATACTCGCAGTTCGTATCGCCGTAACGTGAAAATCATCGTATCTTGCCTCACGCTGCAATAAGATGTCGTGAGCCTCGTTGAGAACGTCATTAGCGCGCACTTCCAACCGACTTTCCACGGCGGAACCCCAACGCTTTGCCTAATTGATAACCATTTGACCAGCCAAGCGCATAGCCAATAACTGCTGCTGCAATCATGGCTAGGTAGATAACTAGATCTGAATTCATTTTGCCCTTTCTGTGTGGTATTTCCACAGTCTTAGGCTACTTGACTAACGCGCTGGTTTTATGTCGTGGCGTATAACGATTTGATAACTATCTATAAACCTTGCCATAGACAGTAAAAGACCCGTCGGCATTAACAGGCACAGCAATAGGGGTCACGTTTTTATCATAGACTTCAATGATGCCAAAGCCCATCTGCCAATTAGCGGCTCCAGCCTTTAAATAAGAGGCTTTCTTGAAATCCATTAGTGCGCCTACCTCGAAGCCCCAAAGTGTCTTAAAACGGCCTTTAAAGCCCGTAGAAACCCCCTGTAGGCCAAGTCTATGAGTGTGACCGCATACAACCGAAACACCAAACTTATTAGCCAAACCTGCCGCAGTACCGCCTGCATTGCGGTTAAGGCTTCCCTCATCGCCATGTACTAGCACCCATCCTGGTAAGAATTCGTAGGGTTTGTTATGGAACTTGATTCGAAGCTCATCGAACCCCATGAACTTAGGGTAATTAAGCTCAGGAAGTCCAAGCAGACTTGGCGCTCCTCTGAGCAAGGTAGCGTATAGCCGGTCAGTGTGGTTGGAACGGGTGACATCGGTAACCCCAAGTTCCCAAAGAATATCTCTGCAAGTTTCTCTATCTGCATCTAGTTGGCCCTCGTATTCCAATGGTGTGCCCTTAGCCCACTTGCTTTGGCTTTGCATGTCTAGTTCATCGCCTACACATAGGACTTGGTCAAACTTTTCGCGCTTTACAAGTTTGCTTAAATTCTTTACTGCTTTTTCGTGATGATATGGAACCTGTAAATCTGAAATGACCAAAATTCTTTTTTTCATATAACCCTAATTTTTCTGTATCCGCATTTTGTGCATTCAAGGGTAAAAGGTTTAGCACCAATAAAACGCCATAAATAACTAAAACAAAATAAATGCCGTAATCGCTTAATCATCATCCTCATCTTCGTAAGGAGTATGGTCAGGATTATTGTAGATATGATCTGGAACATTTGGCAGGAACCAATCAGGCCAGCCCATTCTATCGGTGCAAAGTGTTAGTGCTGCATCGCTTCTAAATCCTGCCTTGCATAGGGCAAGGTAATACTCACGGATTTGGATAGCGTGTATTTCCAAAGGAGTAAAGTCCTCTAGCTTCACTGTCTTAACGCGGCTTGGTTTCTTTCTCTGTGCCATGTTTTGCGCTCGCTATCCATTCGGTTGCCTCTATTAGCCAGTAAATGCCGTTGGTTCGGCAGTTGCCGTCATTTAGAGCCATGTCTTATTGTCGCTCTAGTAAGATGTTATAGATTTCATCGACACGCGAATTAAGTCTTTTAATTTCGCTGAGCAAATGAGTAATTACAAAACCAGCAAGCCCACCGATGATAGATACGCTTGCTAGCCAAATGCCGAAAAAGTCTTGCGTGGTCATGATTTCTTCACAGGAGCCTTATAGCCAAATACTCCACAGAGAACCGCGCCAAGAATTGAGCGATAGTCGAGTGAGAAATTACTAATCTGCCAAGCAGCTAGAAAAGATGCTAGCGCCATTAGTCGAGGGTCTTTTAGGTTCATTCTTTGCTCCAGTCTGGTCGTATTACAAGGCGAATGAGAGATATTGGACGTTTCTTCTTGGAAACGCCATCTTGGTTGTCTTGGGATCCACTTGCGACAGCGCTAGTGTTACCCTCGATGGTGTGTAAGTATTCAGGGTTCTTCGCAGAAAAATTGATATTAACAATCCCGACGTGTTCGGCTCGCCCACTTCTACTAAAATCAAATAATACCAAGTCACCGCGTTTAGCTTCGGCGGTTGGAATGACCCGATTATTAGCTCTCGCCCATGATTCAAGGTGAGGGCAGTAGGCGGTGTCTGGAATTGCTTTTTCCTCTTGGCCTTTGATGAAGCAAGCTCTAATAAAAGTTGCGCACCAAGGCTGATAATTGGCATGGCCAGCAACCTTAGCAAACTTGTTATTATTATTCGGCTTTTCGTTATAGCCGATTTCAGCTCTTGCAGCATCTAAGACCTTTTGGATAGACAATTACTTCTCCGCTAGGGCTGCCTGTTGCTCGTCATAAACTGACTTAGGCATAGAAGTAAATTCTCCGTTGCCTTTGTCAATAATTGCGTGTTCAATTCCATTTATTTCAATATATGTTACGTTTTCCATTTATAACTCCGCACTAAATCCTAAATAGCCTGTTGCTGCTGACTGTGAAATTGTTGTATAAGGTCGGTATTGAGTTAAACCTGACGCGACAGTAAAATCGCAATATACGAAATCGGTTGTATAAAAAGTTGTGCTTAAAGTAACGCTAGTTACGTTTATGCGACTATTTACAGTATCCGATAAAGCAATACCAGAATAATCAACAGAACTCGGCAAAGTTCTCATTGTTACTTTCATAGGCACAGGAATTGTTGCGGTTGTTGTGCTTGCACCAATTCCAAAAGCAGTTGCAGTTGGGAAGCCATTGCCTGTTGCGGTTGCTCGCCAGTAATATCTTTGGCAAGCCGCTAATTCACCTTGTTTTGTGCCTGTTGCAGTTTGGAATGGTGTTGCGGTTGAACCTGCTTCTAGTTGAACCTCGCCAAAATAAAGTGTTGCTCCGTTTGTTCCAACCAAAGCCGTTTCACCTGTTACGCTAAAATATAAGGCATTAGCCCAAGTATTAGCAGTTCCGCGATAAGTCGAACCAACGCCAAGACTTAAAAACACGTGCAAACCTGTGGTGTTATCGGTGTTGAATGTTCCTGTTGTGGTTGCAGGAATTGTTACAGGAATTTTTGTCCAAGTATTAGCAGCTGAAATTGTATAGCTAAATGGGTAAGAGCGACCTGCTACTGAATCGTAAACTGAGCCGCCAAATGTTCCTGTAAGGCTGGAATAAACTTGAAATGATAAAGTTTGAGTAGTTGCGTTTGAAGTTCCCCATTTAAGAGAAGCAGAATTAAAACCCTCAACCTTTTGCAAAATTCCGTAATAATCGCCAGCAGCTAAAGACGTTGCCGCCAATGAAGTAACTTTCATGGCATAAGCGGAATTCGGTGGCACCACAGAAGTTTGACGCTGAACGCTAAACTTTGAGCTAGCTGATAATCTTGCTGACCATCTGTCTAGTGTGTAGGTGTTATCAGATGTTGGAGTTACCGCGGAACCGCTATTGCGTTGATCTTCGGTCATTGCTCCGTTAATGATTTTGTTTTTACCAGCGAAGACATTGCCTGTATAAACAGTCGCATCGATAGCGTTGCCGAGTGTCCGCATAGCGGAAGCGCCATTTTTAACTAGATCTGTGTCATCGGGTTCAGCCCACCCGAAATATGTGCTTGTAGCCATTATGTAAGCGCTCCTATCGCGTTTGTCCATGTAAGGGTAGCATTTACGCCTGTCCAAGCTAGGGAAGCAGGGCTAACTGTTTCCCATTGTGGCGCCACTAAGCTGAAGTCAGTAGGCGAAACGTAAAGCGTTAAATCAACGTAAGACGTGGTAGCGCTTAACTTCACGCTTTCCACAAAACCATCGAACTGTCCGTTAAACATATTCGTTGGTAAATTTGTAATTAAGACAGGCTCACCAAAAGCAACGTTGATTAAGTTATCGCGTGTGGTGTCATCCATGTCTGGATTATCAAGACGGAAAGTAATGCTATCGAGCATCGCTCTTGGAGTAGCGCGCAGGGTTAATTCACGGTTTGCAATATCCGTCATGTCTGCGGTTTTCTTAATGTTGGAATTGGCTTCGCGCTGGAAACGGCCATAGGTAGCCACAGAATCGGTAGAAATAGCGGTTAGGTTAGTTCCGTAGTTATTTGCATAATGGTAAATCAATGAGTTACGGATACGGCCAATTTGTAAGGTAGATGAAACTGTTGATGGTCGAGCATAAGCGCCTGAAATGGTTGTAAAGCCATTACTTGAAAGCTCTAGGGTTCTATGGTCAGCGTCAGCGTAAGAAATGCGGCCTTGATTATCCTCGTAAATCTGGCCAAGCGCTGAGGTAGCAATCTGATCTACTAGGTCTTTCATGATTGGAGAATTAGCAGATAAACCAATCATGGTGTAAAGGCCAGTATCGATGTTGCCTAAGCCTACGTTTTCAGCATTAGCCCAAGTGGTTGTCGCATCGTAGTCTGCCCATTCAAGGCTAGGCGCAACCTCAAACCATGAGTTAATAAGTAAGCCCTCTAGGATTTGAGCAATTTGCTCGCCGTCTAGGGCTTCTGCAACCGCATCGCTATAAACCGCTTTAGTTAGCTTTGAAAGTGTGCCGATAGCAATAATGGTTCCGCGAGTGATATAGCCAGCTTCTTCTGGAGAACGAACTGAGATAGAGAAGTCTGAAACCTGCCCACCAAATACAGGGTAATAGGTTCCGTCTGACTGCTTTAGTTCAAGGGTAACTGAATCGGTAACATCAATAGTAAAAGGCGAATTATCAATATTTAGAATTTCAATTTGAGCATAGCCAGCATTCGGCTGCTTATCTATATCAATTCTGCCAGTATTGTAATTAACCGCCGTTACTGTTGTGTAGGTGTCATCGCCTACTGTAACGCGCCATTCAGGAACCCAAGCCGTCATAGAATAAGCAACTGATTCGGTAGAGCGCCACGACCATAAGAGCGGCTAAGGACATCAACGATAGTTCTAGCCACGCCCTCAGGATCTATTGCGCCATTGACTGTAACGTTAATAGGTGACTGGCTTTGAGAGTAAGCGGTTCCCTGCCCCTCGGTCATTTGGAAAGGATTAATATTGCCGCCCATGAACTCTGTTGCGTTGTAATACAAATCGAATAGGCCAGATTCAACTATTGGCTTTAGCGATTCGTTATTCTTTGCAATAACTTCCATAGCGCCAGCAAGGTTCTGTGTATAAATTTCTAATGGTGAATCTGCTAGTGGTGGAAGGTTATGTAAGCCGCGACCAGTCAGGCCGCCGTCAGCAATAAGCGGCGGTAGATTTGGTTTGCCGCCAGTTGTGCCTGTGGTTGTTGTCTTGCCGCCTGTTCCAATACCGCCCTGCATTTGTAACCAGACTTCAAGCATTTTCTTTAAGATTTCAAGCGCGTCATTTAGGTTATTTATATCTACTAACTTGTTATCGGTTCCAATAGCGGCCATGTTTGTGCCTAGAACCTTGGCAGCGTTGCCAGCGTGACCTAATACGTTCCATTGAGCGTTTAACTTCTCTAAAACGGCAGTAGCCGCTGCAATACGCTTCTGGTCTTCTGACACTAACGCTTGCTCTAAGTCGTAAATGGCTTTCTTTAGAGATAAGCGGTAAAGCTCCTCAGTAGTCAATTTGCCAGCGTTTAAGAGGGCGGCTTGGATTTGGATACCTTGCTCGTCAAACTTTTCTGTCGCAGTCTGTAAAACCGCGTTAGCCTTGTCTAATACTGCTTGAGCTTTCTTTTCGGCAGTTGTTTTCTTCAAAATAGCCAGACGATCTGCCTCTAGCTTCTTTTGAACGGCCGAAGTCTTGGCTGCATTAATAGCATCTTTAGCCTGTTTCTGCATATAGGAAGAAGTATTGTTAGCAATACCAGAACGTTCTCTTTGAACGGCTAAATCTTCTCTATCCCATTGCTGGCGAAGCGCACGATACTTTTTAAGAATATCGCCTATGCCTTTAGATGGGGAAGCGGCAATATCAATTAAAGCAATTAAGCGGCCTGTTCCTGTTGCTAAATCACCAATTAAATTAGCTGCGCTTTGAATGCTTTTAATAAAGCTCTGAAAGCCATTTGGGCCAGAAGCCTGAGCAATGGCATCTAATAAACTCTTTCCAATAGTTTCGCTTGCATCAGCGGCAGCAACTTGCAATAAAGCCATTTTGCCAGCATAAGAATCAAGAGATGCCTCGCCTGAACCCTTAAATTGCTTGTTAAGAATTTCAGTAATATCTGCAAAAGATTTGGTTTTTAAGTCTGCTTGGGTTAGGCCAATATTGAGAGCCTTTAGGCCTTTGTTATTACCGACGTAAGCCTGAGATAAAGCATCAATTACTTGTGAATAGTTTTGACCAGTTCCAGCAGATACATCGAAAGCCAATGACATGAGCTTTTGGGTTTCAAGAGTAGAACCAGTAACGCGAGCTAATTGAGCGTAGGCTGGTCGCAGCTCATCATCCAAAATGCCTGTTTGCTTTTGTAATACTGAGATAAATTCTTCTGCGCTTTGAGTTGCAAAGCCTAAGCCTAAGTTCTTTAAGTTATTAGCTAGAACTTTAGTGGCTTTTTCATCTTGCATGTAAGCATTCATAGATTGTTGAGCTTTTTGCAAGGTAAGGAAACTGCCAGCCAATTTAGCGGTAGATTTAATTAAACCTGTTACCGCGCCATCAGCTTGCTTAAATGCTTTTTTACCTACGAAATCGGCGCCAATACGAATGGCTATATCTGAACCTTTGGCCATTATGCTGCCTTTCTCGTTCCGAAAACATTTTTAGTTTTACGATTAAACTCTTGAATAGACTTATCAATGGCGCTATTTACTGCGCCACCTGCTTTGCCTTGATCCTGCGCCCATGCTTTGTAAATTAAACGGCCTTTGAATTTACGGCTACCGCGGCCAGCTTTTTTATAGCCACTGCCAGATGCACCCATAATTTTTAAACGAGTATCAGCATTAACTAGCGGTGGCATTGATTGAATAAATTGACGGCCAGCATTTGGATTGGCAGATTGTGAATAACGCTTGGAAGTATTGCCTTTTGGTGCTTGCTTTCTACCATTTCTGCTTTTACGGCCAGCGGTTTCGTAGATAGCGCCAGCAGCGGTTGTATTTACAATTTGAGCAGCATAAGCCCAACCCTTACGATTAGGCTTAGTAGGTTCAGTAGTTGCATAAATACCGCGAGCAATATTTAAAGCGTTGTAATGCGGAAAGCGGCCAATTTGTTTAATAGAATAAAGCTGCCATGTGCTTAAAGGGGCTTCAACTTCAACGAAGCCCCTAGCTTTAGACACAACAGGAGTTAAAGCGTTTTGCATATCACGCTCTAAGTTTTTGGCAAGGTTAGGCGTAAAAAGGCGCATAGCCTGACGAAGCTCAACGCCCCCGTCTATTTCTACGCTTGCCATCTTCTACCGCTTTCGACCTTTGCTTATATACATCAATTATTGCGTTCAACATCTTATGGTCTAGTTCCAAAAGGTGTTGTGGTGCGACCCCCATCTCAACACTCAAACGAGCGATAAGATAGGTGAGGGAGCCGCGATCTACCCTAAAGGGTCGCTTTCTAGCACCTCTACTGACTTCAAAGTGTCAATGAATTCGATGCCGAAAGGTTTGACAGTTTCACCCGAACGACGGATACATTCCCAAGCTAACCAATACACATCGCTTTGCTTTTCATCATCACGAAATGCCTTGTGAAAGCCCTTACCTTTGGTCTGTTCAAACACATATTCCACTGACGGAGTTATTTCGTGTTCGGTTACCTGACCATCGGTTCTTGTTATCTTGAGTTTTGCCATTGTTTGCCCCTTAGTTAATTGTTACCAAGTACCTGTATTTGCATAAGATGTCTTACTGTTGCAAGTAAAGGTGATGTCAATCATTGCTTCATCGCCTACCGCGCCATTGATGTCGCTTAGGTTATCAACAAAGATTGTGCCTGAGTATAGCAAGTTAGTTGCTGAAACTGCGGCCGACTTGTCTTGAATTGCGGTGAATGCAACTGTTGAACCGAATGCTGCTTGCAAGGTTGCTAGGACTGAACCCGCTGCAGTGTCGTTTAGGAATGTTACTGTGATTGTGTCTGCCGCTAATCCAGCAACATACTTTCTAGCAGTATCGCCCATTGCGGTGACCTCAAGAGGCTCAACAACGCGGTTTAATTGAAATGCTGTGACATGGTCTGAAAGATCGACAGTAGCAACCTTAAAACCGACCTTATTGTTTAGAAAAATTGCCATCGATTATTCCTCGTCTTTCTTAGTATTTGCTGGCTTTGGTGCTGATTGAATCTGACCAATCTTCTTCAAGAAGGCCAAATCCTCTGGTGTTAGCTCTGACATATTAGCTCCAACTTGTTAGGATTGATACGGACATTTCAGCAGTGAGCAATTCTCCACTAGCAAGTGATAAAACTGCTGGTGTAGAAACTTCACTTACTCTGACATTTAATGAACTAGCTGCAAGAAGATTGAATACGGAAATAATCATATCTTCGATGCCTGATAAATTGCCCAAGTTATCAAACATTGGAACTGTCATTAAAATCTTAAAATTAGCCATAGGACTAATTGAATTATATTGGTTGTTTTCCATTTCTAGCATTGGATCATCCCAAGACACGATAACAGAATTAGCCAATATGTTTGCAGGTGGAAAATCAAAAGTCTGCCACTTTGAGTTATTAACTAAAGCTGTGGCTAGCGTTGTGCGAAGTGTGGTAATCGCTGGAGTTGGCATTAGCCCACCATTGAATTCGGGCTAAGCGCATGGGCTATAAGACCACGAACGCGAGCCATCAAAGTATTACCCATTCGATATGGAGATGGTTGAAAATCGGGCGATGAGCCACCTGTCGAACTAACCTGACGGCTTTGCCAAATATCAACCGCAATTTCTAAAGCAGCAGTCTGAACGGCGCTGTCGGCAGTCCAATCAGTTGTCGCTGCTGCGGTAGCGCTACCATAAGGTGCAATGCGCTTTAATTTGTAATCTGCGGTAGCAACAGTAAAAGTTGCGTCATAAATACCGACAGTTAATAATGTTTTAGATCCGTTAAGGGCTGCGCCGCAATTAGCAATGGTAACTGTTTCGCCAGCAATGAAAGAGTGTGCTTCTGTAAAATAAACAGTGGCAATGTTTGAATCCACTTTTGAACCGCTGATATAACGCTGGTTAGACCATAGCATCGGTAATAAGACGTTATCTGCGGCATCGCAAACTTCTTGTAAAGTTGCATCTGGGTAGAGTGTGCCAACGCCAAGTGTGGCGCGTAGTTCGGCTACTGTTACTAGGCTCATCTCTATCCTTTCTTAAAACCGATGAGAGGCGGTAGGGCTAACCGCCCCTCTCGGCGTTCCAAATTGACTAGTTCTTGTTGAACCAGTTTGCGCCAGCTGCTAGCTTGGTCGCTAATGCACCCTGACCGAATAGGAGAATATCCACAGTTCCGTCTGAGTTGATGTTGGTGCGTAGTTGCTGACGTGTTGATTCATACCATGTGTATGCCTCTGGGTTGATAACTGCCATTGAGTAATCAGCAGTTCCAACGCCGCCAGAGCCTTGCATGATGCGTGAAACGCGTAGGTCAAGACCTGCAACTGTTCCGCGTAGTGATGTTGGAGATAGAGTTCCGCCAGCGTTCATTGGGTTTGAAGCAATGTAGATTGGGCGGCCTGAATCGTTGTAAGACATGATGTTAGCCCACTGCTCAGGTGTGACGATAATGTTACGACCGAAGCCAAGTGATGCCTGATAAACCGCTGCAGCAGCAGATGAAACATACTTTAGCAAGCCATCAGCAGTGTTGTCCTGTGCGGCTGCGTTTAGTGTTCCTGCTGACTGAATAGCAGTGGTTACATAACCATCTGTATCCTTAGCATAAGCGAACTCCATTTGTGTTAGAAGTTCGTCTAAGAATGCAGGGTTTGAATTTGAAATAAGTTCAAGAGTTGTAATTGCGCGACCCTTGAAAGACTTCTTTGTTACAGTGATGTAAGCAGCTTCTAATTGTGATTCAGTTACTGCGCCGTTTTCATCAATCTGATCTACTAGAGGAACTTCAGTAATCTTTGGAAGTTCGAATGTCTTTCCAAATTCTGGCATGGTGCCGCGAGAGATTGAATCAATCATTGGGCGGTCTGCGTTAGCCAAGAAGTTTAGAACTGTTGTGCTTTGTGGTGTTGGAATAAAGCCAGCAGCGGTTGATTGATCGTTATCTGCTGCTTTAATCCACTGACGAGCATCTTCGTCATGGAAAAGGTTTGCCTTTAGTGTGTTTGCCAAGTAATCACGCTTTGTTACGTTGATTCGTGGCTTTGTGTATGCGACTGATGCCGATACTGTTGGGCGCGAGGCTTCCACTGATGGGGTTTCTACTGCCTCAGGCGCAACTGCTTCCGCGGTGGTATCTTCCACTTGGGTAGCCTCGCTTTCGTTTGTTGGTGTTGGTTCTTCTGTTGCTACTGGCGCTTCTTCTGCGCTAGCTGCTACCTTAGAAATTTCTGCTGACGCAAACGCTGGGCTTGCGACGTGGCTTACTTCTCTAAGAATTCCTTTAGTTACGACAATAACGCCGTTTTTATCCATTGATGATTCAATCGGTTCTACGCCCACTGACAAACCTGTTTTTAGTCCGTCACTTGCAAGGGTTAGAGCTTCGTCACCACGGGCAGTTTTTGTAACCTTAAAGGTTGCATAAATGCCCTCTGTTGCACTAGAAAAATTTGTAGCAGATCCAAGAATCGCTTTCGGGTTATGCTCATCAAGGAGCTTAATTTTCTTATTCGCTGGGATTTCTATTGAATCTGCTGCAAAAATAACTTTACCAGCCGAAGTGTGGCCGATTTCTGTTGAGTAAGGAACGATCTTTCCCGCGATAATGCGGCGTTCGTTGTCGCTTGCTTCGATGTCGTTACTGAATTTCAGTAATTCCATTTGTGCCTCCATTAGGGGTTAGGTCGTTCATTTCCTGCGCTTCTGCTACGTCAATAAGACCAAGAGTTAGCATCTTTTCTGTAACTGTTAAGCGAGTAATAGGATCTGGTCTAAGAATTGAATGGTCTAAATCAAATTTAACAACGTTACCTGCTGCGGTAATGTCATTCATAGATAGACGTTCTTCAATCGCTGAGTAATAAGGTTGTAAAGTGTGCTGGACAAAGAATTTATTTTGGTCATCAAGATTGGAATATGTCATTGATGTGTTTTGGTCAGCACTTAAATAATAAGCAGGAACGCCCATAAGGCGAGCAACTTGGGTAGCCATGTTTGCTTGTGATTCAACCATTTGCTGGTCACGATTAGAATAAGAAACTGGCTGGTATTCAAGAGTTTGCGTTAAGTATGCAGTTCCGCGAACGCTACGCGCCGCTTTCCATTCTGCCAATAATGCTTGCACTTCTTTAGGATCTAAATCAGCGCCAGTGTTTTTCAAAATGCCAGAAGCCATTGGAGTTGAAGCTGCTACTGATGCAGCGCGCTCGATTGCTAACGCCTGAGATAAAACCTCAGAGCCGTATGTTAACACTCCCTCATTTGTCATTTGGAAAGTTACTAAACTTCCAAGTCCTGACATTGGGCGTTCAATACCATCTACATAATATTTTGTAATTTCAGTTGTGTTGTAATTTGTGGTAAATGAAACGCGATTAAAATCTACAAATTGAAACCTTGATGGTCTGCCATCGTCTGCATACTGCTCAGTAATTTCAAGATATGCGACGCCATACCAGACGAGCGAATCAACCAAAAGAGAATAAGTAACTACCTTGGTTTGTGATACTGATGGTTGATCTAACCAAATTGGCTTACCTAGTTCTTCACCTGTTGATTTACGATAAAGCTCTAGTGGTGTAGCTGCTACTGAATTCACAATCAAATTGCGGCAGAAAGCTGCGGCAGGGATTGACATAGCAGAAGCGCGAGTAATTGGAGAAAAGATTGGGTTAAGTTGTGAATACCCGAACTCTCGTAGAACTCGCGGATTTTCCTGCGCCTTAATCTCTGGAGCAGAAACGCCTAATTTGGCAATAGATTGCAAAATACCCATATGTTATAAGTATAGCAAATATAGTTGAAAGTTCAACTATTCGGCAAAGAATATCGCAGGTTTTGCCTGAGGCAGTAAGAGTTTATGAACGACCATTGCTAAAGCGATTGGAGCAGAAACGTCACCTGCTGACTTTCGCTTAACGATACGCCAGCCGCTATCGTTGGTTTTAGCGGCTACGTTGTTCATTTGCTTATCCATCTCTGGCTGCGACGAGTGAGCCATTCTGGAATTTACAATGCTATCCAGCAAATCTCCGCAAGCTTGATAGAAGCGAGAGCCTGAAATGTCCTCAACTGGAACTCCAGCCCTTGAAAGTCTGTCTGCGATGGTTTGAGTTGCATATTTGTCATAGCAAACCAATTTAGGGCGGAATTTATCCACCCAGCCTTTTATTTCGGCTGCTATCTTCAAATCATCTACCTGAACGCTATTTTCCCAAGTTTGTATAAGCGCGGTTCCGATTTTTCCATTATCCATTATCCAGCCTCCGACAAGGCTGGCAAATCTGCCAGACGGAGCCTTGTCGAAAGCAAAGATAGTGTATGCGCCTTGTTTAATTTCTAGTGAATCATCGCCTATCGCTTCCCACGATCCGTTAGGCCACGGACTTGCCAACGAATCAACCCATTGGCAAAGCGTTTCTGTTCTAGTACTCTCGACAGAGTTAGTAGCCACGGATTCTGCAATGGCGCTTTCATCAAATAGATATCCCAGAGCAGGATTGGCTTGCGCCCACGCTTTCCTGTCGTCAATTTTAGCAAACTGTGGAGCGCTGTATTCATACCACGCGAACTCTGGCGGTGGATAATCAAAAGCCCTTTCGCGCATATCGTTAAGAACTGTTGAGAACGCATCACCAGCGTTAGACGTAGTAAATGTTTGTGAGTTAGGTCTTGCTCTTGTAGTTGGTCTAGCTGCCGTCCATGCATCTTCGCTAATTTCTCTAAGCTCGTCAATATAAAGGAAATCAACAGTCTTACCGCGAGAGCCATCGCGTGTAGCAGCAGCGACTTCGTAAAGGCCGCCGTTATTAAGTAATATCTTTTCAGTTCCGTTAGCATATCTAATCGCCTTTACCTGTGCTTTTAAGAATGGGAATTCTTCGAATAACCCTGCCACCTTTTGAAAGGTGTCTAATGCCATGTTTCTATTAGAAGACATAGCAAGCACCTTTTCGCCTTGCAATAGCTTCCATAAAATGAGCATTCGGGCAAGATGGGTCTTTCCGTTCTGTCGAGCGATAAGTAGGCCGCCCACCTTGCGCCGAAACTTTCCATCTTCGCCTATTGATAAATAATCATCTAAGACCCAACGCTGCCACGGCAATAACGGCATTTCTAAAAGGTCAGCGAGATCTGCAACCTCTTGCATGCGGCTTTTGCCTGTGTGCAATGGCGTGTGAATACGGGGTTCTGTTAGCCCCCGTATCACTTGGTCTTGATTGGTCACGATTTACTCGGATTGGCTTGAATCGGTTGAGAATGGACTGTGATGAACCACACTGGTCTGAACCAGAGAGGGATTGCCAGA